ATACCGCTTTACAAACTGAACGTGACTTGGGACTAAATTTCTGGGAAGAACAATGTCCAGCCGTAGAAGGCATTGGGCTAGCTTTAGTGAACCCTGAAAATGGTGGTAAAGCATTTGAATGGAGCGCTCTAGATTGAGCGCTTTTTATTAAATTTAATCAAATTTCATTTGTTTAATAATTATAAAAAACAATGACTTATAAATTATATTTAATTTGCTTGCAATTCAATTTGCATAGAATTTAAAATCAAGTGCAACAAAAGTGCAGCAAGATTTTAAACAATGGCGACCTTTCAAAAACGCAATGGTAGAGTGACAGCTACCGTTAGAATTAAGCCGCATCCGGCTAAATCAAAAACATTTGATACTTTGCGTGATGCAAAGAAGTGGGCGCAAGAAACAGAAGTAAGATTAAAGAATGAAAAGTTAGAGATTTTCGACCATATTATATTTAAAGATGCCTTAATTGAGTACCGTGATACCGTCTCTATTAATAAACGTGGCTTTGAAAAAGAACGAAGAAAAATAAACTTTTTATTAAAAGCCATGTATGTAGATCAGCCACTCATTCAAGTTAATAAAGACTTCTTAACAGAATGGCGTGAGCAAAGACTTTTAAATGTTAAAGGTGCCACGATTAGACGTGAGTTTATTTTGCTGTCAGCTTTTTTCACGTGGTGCATTGATGTCAAGCGATGGCTATCGGTAAATCCTCTACGTGAAATTAAGTTCCCTTCAGAATCACCGCATCGAGAACGTGTAATTAGCGATGAAGAAATAGAAATTTTATTACCTTTCTTATCTACTGAGATGCGCTATATCTTTTTAATCGCTTTACAAACTGGAATGAGACTTTCAGAAATTTGCAATCTGAAGTGGGAAAAAATTAGATTGAGTAAAAACTATTTAATTTTAGACCTTACAAAAAATGGTCGTGCAAGGGAAGTGCCTTTAAGTTCCCAAGCGGTTGAAATCTTTAAATCCATTGGTCCAAAAAAGCAAGGGTATGTATTTAGCATAACTAGCGATGATGCAACCGATGAATTTCGTGATGCTAAATTTGAAGCGGGTTTAGAAGGTTTTACTTTCCATGATAGCCGCCATACGGCGGCCACAAGGATTGCTCAAAAAATTCAGCTATTAGATTTATGCAAAATGTTTGGATGGAGCAACCCACGCCGTGCAATGATTTACTACAATCCCACATCTAGTGAGATTGCAGCGCGGCTTTCACAGCCGTAAGTGAGTAACGGCCTTTAATATCTTTGAATTTATGCTCTTTGGCTAACTTCTTAAAAGAATGGTATGACAAGCCCGGAATACGTTCGCATAGTTGTGTAATGTTTAGCAGCTCATCACCTTGAGCTGCTAAAACCTTAGCCACTGCATTCTCACAAGCTTTTTCAATAACCTGAGCCAATTCAGAGGCAGGCATAGAAACAAATTTAACTTCTGTCATGCTGCAAAGCCTCCGTTATGTTTACAGTTATTAACCAGCTCAGTAATTTTCGTTAAACCATAAGCTGTAATTCTCATGTGAAGATGTACTTTTTCTTCACCAGTATTTTTATTTAAAACCACTGGCGATGGGCGATTGATAAATATTCCTGCCTCTCGTTTTGTTGAGTACGGTTGTAGACGTCCGTGCTCTTCTCGATAAATCCATTTTTTATCAATTAATAGACTTATTAGTTTGCGCTCACCTATACCAATAGTTTTTGCACATTCGCGAATAGTGTATGTTCCATCTGTATTGGCTATAGTTTCAAGCGCTTGCGCTTTGGGCTCAAGTAAGGCAACTTGATTTTGCAAATCTAGTTTTTCCTCTTCAGCTTGTAAGGCATACAGAAGGATTTCTTTTCGAGATAGTTCTTTAGGCTGCTTAAGTGCTTCCTCCATTGCTGTCATGCGATCAAACACTATGGCCTGTAAATCGTAACTGTATGACATAGCCATTAGGCACGCTTCACGTTTCTCAAACTGGTAACAAGGTAAATTACGTCCAGTTGGTCCTTATACACTGAACGAAATTTTTCGCTCAGTTCCAAGCCCAATACTTTAGGAACTTTGGCCATAAAATCAGAGTGGCGGAGCTGTACAGGATGAGTGTCATTTTCAGAACGATATTCATTGATGAAATCAACAATTTCTTGCGATGACATTGTCACTGGATTATTTTTAGAAATAAGTGCATTCATGATTTCAACCCTCCTTGCCAGACAGATGACAATCTGCTAACACAGATGCTTCTCTGATTAAACTCAGGTAAATTGATTCACCTATGTGACCCTTTACCAGTCTCTTAAAATTAATATGAATAAGTATTTCACGCTGATTTGCTGCAATCGTATTTTTTAGCTTTTGAACTTCTTTTTCCGTGATTCCGCTTGATCTATGCTGGTTTAATTCATTCTCAAGCATTGAGACTTGTGCTTTTAGAGCGTTATAGTCGTTTATTCCCTTGTATAGACCATAAGAACGAATTTGCTCAGGTGTTGCCACCTTTCGCATTTGGTTCTTTACAGTTGAAAGGAATTTTACTGTTCCAATAATTTGATCATTTGCTACAGCCTTAATATCTTCTGGCAAAGATCGGTAAGTTTCCAATCTAGAAGAAGCATCTTCACAAAGCTCTATTAACTCATTAAACGACAGTGTTTCGATTGCAATTTTAGGCTTTCTAAGGCTATGACCAATATTAAGCGGCTTAGACTGATTCTTGAAATCTATCTGGTTAGCTTTCTTTAGAGCTTCTTCATCTTCAAGTTGGTTTAATACATTACTCATCCTTTAATCTCCTTAACCTTTTCAGCAATTTCCTCCAAGATTCTCCACCCATCCAATCTGTGAAGCGGTTCCTGTACTCCACTGGCATCACATTGCTGCTGAACTATCTTTTCAATTGCCACTACAACTTTTCTAGTTCTTGGTACCAATATGCAGCCTTCAAGCTTCTTGTTTGCCCGTTCTGTAGCTGCTTGCCAAGCTATGAAACTACGTTCACGTTCTCTACTATTTGCTGGACTGCTATAGACACGGTTATATAAGTGTCTTGCTTCCACATCATCTAGCTCATTTCCGCAGTTGTCGTTCCAGTCTTTAAAGTGCCAATCGTCAAAAGCTGCACGGTCATTTACAATACTTTTATTTGGCATGTCTTTAGCCTCGTTGGTAATGCCAAGCTCTTTTTCAAGTCTCTTCTTCTCAATACCCAAGTACTCCAATGAAATAATGGCGTTATTTGTGACCATTACCTTAGGAAAAGCTTTTTTAAATTTCTGAAGCTTCTCTTGTGCTTCATCACCATCATTTGTATGAAAACATTCACTAACCATCAGATAATCATCACCCACTATTAAATGTGGTTCATTAACCTCTAGATCTAAACCAACAACTGAGTAAACTGGATAATCCCCAATTGGTTTATTAGATTGTGCAGATTGCCAAAAATCCCAAAGTTGACGAGTTTGCTCTTTAGACCAATAAACAAATCCACTATCATGAATGAAGTAATCAAATAGATCTGAATCTTTATAAGTTGCTGCTAGGTCGCCAATAAACCATAGCTTCAAGCAATGCAATTTGAACTGCTCAATTTGGTAGCTAATAAGCACTTTATTCAATTTTTTCATGATCACGCCTTTAAATGAATTTCAAATTCTCTATAAAGTTGGGTAGCTGCTTTATTCATTTTTCCGTCATACATAAAGTGTACGTTTCTAGGAAAAAGTTTGCTGACTGTGGCGCAATAAAACTCCATGCGCCCACATGGTCTAATAATTCCACGATACCCAATCTTCGTAAGCCATATTAGAAACGCCTCGAATCTCACCTCATTAGAGAGGTCGGCGTAATTAACGCCGTCCGTCATTTTTAAAACCTTCTGCAAGTGTTTTAGAGATGGCCGCATTCGCTGGAGCTAAATGATTTGTGTTGATTACTTGCGTCTCTGGGACAACCTCTAGGTGTGTAATATTATTTTTCAACTCATCAAGTTGGTATTGACCACCAGTTAATTGAGCAAGCTCACCGTTGTGATAATCCTGAGATAAATCTGCTTGAGTTTTGGCAATATCAATCAAGCGAAAGGTTTTATCAAAGGCAAACTTACTTAAGTTGTGATCCTTTAGTTTTTCAACAAGACTTAGCTCAATTGCGGACAGTAGGGCATTGATATCACCCATATCATTCTTAGCTTCAATACGAGCTGCAATAAGGTCATCCACAGTCACGCTTTTGTTTTCTGGAAAAAGTTGTGAACTAGTACGCATGATTATTCCCCTTTATTTTTAAGTGAAGCTAAGCGCTCTTTGTGAGCATCAACTAAGCCTTGAAAGTGTTCACTTGTTCTACCATCAAGCTTCATTAATCCTTGTGTAGACATAACTCCAGAATGAATTTTGAAGCGGCGTTTAGGCATTGTTTTTTCAAAATACAACTTAGCTATCAATGCATCTTTAAGGTTGAAATAGAATGGTGATGATGTGGTAATCTCATTTTCTGAATCATCAAAAGATTGAGCAAAATAGTAATGACAGCCTTGACTTGTGTTTTGTTCTGCTTGCCAAGTTAGAACGTCTTTATAGTTTGGAATTAGCTTAACTAAATCTTCTTCAGCCATTTTTTCAACATTCAATTTGATCAAACGGAATTCATGTTGATTAAGCCAAACACGCTCCCACATAGGGGCATTTTCATTTTCAAAATCTAAGATTGATTTAGCAAAAGCACCATAACTCATGTAGTAACAAATTTTAGGGTTTGCGCTTTTTAAGCTTTCTAGCTTTCTTTCTGCTTGATCAAGATGAAAGAACGGACGATTTATCACGCCGAATGGATAAACCTCTTGGCCTTGTATTTGAATTGAAAAATAATGACAAAAGTCCTCACCAAGCAACCATGCATTAATTTGGGCAAGCATCTTTTCAGGAGTCTTGTTTTTGTTTGATGAGCGAAGGTATGGGCTAATGCAGCCCTGTTGACTAATATCTGTGATTTGGTTCATAATAAAGCACCAGTTATAGCGATGCTGCTCTGAAATTTTGGTAGAGGACAGAGAAAGCATCTAGTTAGTAAATCAGCTCCACAGTGTGGGGCTTTTTGTGTTTGTGAAATTAGGTTAACTTAAATTAACTAAATGCGTCAATAATTATTTTTAATTTATTTTAGTTAATTTTTTTGATAATAAAAAACCCACAAAAAGTGGGTTAATTTTATAAACAATTTCTTATTATTGGTGTGAATTTGCTAGTAAATATCCCTATAAAGCCCCACTACTTTTCCGACAAGCCTACAATCTTCCGATAGCTTTATAATTTTATCAGGCCAGTCGGGGTTTAATGGCTCAAGAAATTTGCTTGTACCTTCTCCCTCGATTATTAATTTCTTAAAGGTTGCTTCTGAGTCGCCAGCACATGCGACAATTACAAGATCATCAGTTTTTAGATCAAATGTTTGTATGTCTGGGTTTACATAAATTCTGTCACCAGGTAAGAAAGTTGGCGCCATTGAGTATCCAACAACTTTTAATGCATATCCATTTTTTCCACATCTGCGATTTGGGGGAAGGTATTCCTCAATTTCAGTATCTTTTAAAACAGTTTCAATGGGACTAAAAGAACCTGCCGCAACCCACGATATCACTGGAACAGGACGACCATCTGATGGTACCTTTTCACTTAAAACAACATTATTGTCCAGTTTTTCTTCAGTACCATGCATTAACCAACTATCTGAAACGCCAAATAATTCTGCTAATTTCTTAAGCGAGTCGGTCTTAGGTACATTTTCTCCATTTATCCATTTTAATACTGCTACTTTTGACTTTCCCGTTGCCAAGGCTAGGTCTACTTGTCGTAACTTTTTTTTCTTTCATTTTCTGGACAATTCTTTCATGTAATTCCATAACAATCTTCGCAGTAAATTGGTTAACTTATATTAACACACTATATTGAAAATAAAATCCCAGCATGATAACTTAAGTTAACTTTATGGATAATTTAAGTTAACCTATGAACCTTCAAGACTTATTGGACTACCACGATTGTAGCTCAAAACAGGAGCTATCAAGAAAGATGTTGGTTTCTAGAATTACCTTATGGAAGTGGGAAAAAGAAGGAATTCCGCTAAGAACACAGGCCCTTTTAGAAATTAAATCAAAAGGGATTTTAAAGGCGGATTTACTTAGCAAATCGAGTCAATCGTTAAATTAAAAAAACCGCCATCTGCTGTAACAGATAGCGGTCTGAATATCGTATTTGGAGCGAACCAAAATGAATGAACCAATACTAGCACAAAATTCAATCTGTGCAATATCCCAATGTGCGTATTTATCGCCTATCCAGAGGAGCATATTCCCTATGAATCAGACAGCTCTGCAATTCATCAAGCAGTATGAGGATGGGTTTTATGAGGGTGCTAAATACACGCGTGAATACGGCGATCTTAGAAAGCTTTATGACGAATCTACTGATGAATTTTACATCGAAGAAATCA